TGTCTAAGCACCTAATCCAAACGGTAAGTAGCTTGATCATAAGAGACAATTCCGGAGGTCTTTTTGTTAGCTATCTTACCGAAGGTACTTTATCATGTGATGAAGACTCATGGTCAAAAGGACAAATTCGAAGCCGGTATCCATCTTCGATCCGTTCTTGTTGATACGCGGAGTAGAAAGGTGGAAAGAGATATGCATGCGATCTTACAACAAGCAGGTTTTCAAGATCGTGGCATGTTCAATAGGCCTGGAACTCCCGCGTATTCAAAAAGGATGCTGAAACAGAGGAGTAACCCTTACGTTGATTCAGTGATGAAAGCTGTCCTTCATGAGCAGGGTTTCCATAATGTTGAAATTGATCCTGCTAACCTCTATGATCCTGAAGAGATGTTCAAAGCTCTTGCTCGTTATGAGAGTAAGAACATCGTTGTTGAAGAGGATGAAGCACTGAAGAAAGCGTGGAGTGATGCCTTTGCAGCATTCGGAAAACCCCGCCAAAATAGTCATTTACCTTTGATTTCTGATGGTAACTTAATTTCAGCGATTAAGGGTTCGAAATCGGCAGGGCTTGGATACGTAGGAGATAAGGCAGCAAACTTTCCAAATGCTCTACGCCGCTCGTATGATATTCTTTCACGTACTAAAGCACCTAATCCATGTACTGCGTTTACAAGGACAACGGCTGGAGGAAAGACTCGTTTAGTGTGGGGCTATCCTTTAGACGTAACACTCTTGGAAGCTAGGTTCGCTAGGCCCTTGATTGATTATTATCTTGGTGCTCAAACACCTATGGCGTTCGGACTTCCAAAGATCCTTGTTGGATCAATGCTTAAGTACAAGATTTGTAAGAGGAAGAATATCTACGCCCTCGATTTCTCAAAGTTTGATTCAACAATACTCGAGTACTTCATAGTGAAGGCCTTCAATGTTTTATCTTCTTGGTTTACTAAAGAGGATAGAATGAAGTTCGGTTGGCATAGGATAGTTGATTACTTTATCAATACTCCTATTGTCATGCCTGATGGCCATCTATATGTGGGAAAGAGGAGAGGGATTCCAAGTGGCTCCTTCTTCACTCAAATGATAGGTTCAGTTGTTAACTTTGTTGTGCTCAAGTCAGTGTTCTATCGACTTGGTAGTTGCATAGCAACGCAACGAATCTTGGTGTTGGGTGATGATTCAATCTTTTCTTGTGATGAGGATATACCTCTCGATGTATTAAAGAAAGAGTTTGAGAGGTACGGAATGATCCTTAATTCTGAAAAATCTCGTCGCAATGAAATCCACTTCCTTGGAGCTAATTGGGAAAGCGGTTTTCCAGATATTAGCGTAGATGAAATATTGAAGAAAGCAATCTGCCCAGAAAGGCCTAGAACAGATCTCTATGTAATGAGTCAGGACAGGTATACGCGGTGGCTAATAGCTCGAGGAATCTTGGCA